TGTCCTGGTTCCAAGAAGACGTTGTGAGGATTGCTGAATACCACCGTAAGATACCGCAAAAGAAGACGTTGCTACAGATGTTTAATAACGGCGCGGTCAGGTTGGATGAGGCCACCGGAGGCCCGATGCTAGACGATGCTGGTAAACCCGTTGGATTAGTACCAGAGGGCGCGATAATTGCCAGAGAGGAGGTCGAAGAGATACTTGAGGAATTGTCCAGGGAAGGTGTAACCTGGAATGAGCGCGAGGTAGACGGCCACAAGATCGAGATATTCCTAATCACTGGTGCTGACGTCCTGGAGGAGTACGAATGGAAATCTAAGTATTTCGGCGTTGTCCCTGTATTCGGTAAGCAGATAAACATTAACGGCGAGCACAAGTATCGAGGCGCAGTACGCAAGGCCAAGGATCCTCAGCGCGGCTACAACTATCAACGATCTAACTTTATTGAAGTTGTAGCGCTCCAGCCGAAGCAACCATATCTCGCCACGCCAGCTATGATCAAAGGCCACGAGGCTAACTGGAAGCGGATTAATACCTCCAGCGATCCTCTGCTCCCATACAATATGGATAACGGTCAGATGCCTAGCCGCCAACCTCCAGCCGTAGTACCTCAAGGCATGCTTGCCGCGTTACAGTTGGATTCAGACGATATCAAGTCCGCGACTGGGATATACGATGCCAGCCTGGGAGCTAGGTCCAATGAAACATCCGGCGTTGCTATACGTGAGAGGAAGCTTGAAGGTGATACAGCCAGCTTTGAGTTTACCGACGAGCTAACATCTGCGTTAGAGTATGCTGGTCGAGTAACGATAGACCTGATTCCTCATATTTACGATACGGAGCGAACAATACGGGTTATCGGCGCGGATGAGGTGGACGAAGTTAAGCGCATCAACTACTATCAGCGCGACTTTGAGACTGGTGAGGCTGTTATGATTAATGACCTGTCAAAAGGCAAGTATGACCTATCCATTTCGGCTGGTGCGAGCTATTCCACTAAACGGGTAGAAACTGCGGCGCAATTATCCGCTATCATGTCGCAGAACCCAGAGCTAGGCTTGCTCGGCGCTGATCTTTGGGCTAAGTCCCTGGATCTAGTAGACGCGGATGAGTTTGTTAAGCGTGTTCGCATGATGCTAATTAAGAAGGGTGTAGCTGAGCCTACCGACATAGAGCGCGAAGACATGCAGAAAGCCAAGAAGCCGAACAAGATGAAGAAAGCAATGGCTGAACTCAAGCTTGCCTCGACTAAGGCTGACGTCAAGGAAACAGAATCCAAGGCAATGCTCAACCAGGCCAGCGCTATGCTCAAGGCGGCTGAAGTTAAGTCTGAACAGGCGGAAGCCGTTAAGCTACAGATGGAAGCGCAACTAGCCGCTATCAAACCAAAGTTTTAAGAATTAGCCCTAATCAGAGGGAGATTCGGGAATATTAGCAACCCGTCAAAATGCTAAGATCGTGAGGACGTTACCGAAATGAGTGAAGAAAGTAATGTAGTATCAGAGTCAAGCGGTAGTAATGAAGTTACCGCAACACCTCTAGAAAGACCTGCGGAACCTATAGAGGCCGTTAAGGTTACGGATGTTACCGCCGATACGGTAGAAAACCAATCCGTTAAACCGGATGCAGCAGAGGAATCTGTTAACGCTAGTTCTAGCGAAAATGCCGACAAGGAGGTTGCCAATTCTGGAACGCCCGATGACCCGGAGCGTCAGAAAAAAGTAAACCCGATTAGGAAGCGCATTAAAGAACTCACCAACCAGAAACGGGAATTACGTGATCGGGCTGAAGCTGCTGAAAGATTGGTGCAGCAAATGCAGAAAGTTCACGAGACTGTTGAGGTGGGCGATAGACCGTCCCTGGAAGCGTTTAATTATGATGAGGCTAAGTATTCCGAGGCCTTGGATGATTTCAACGACAAAAAGAACCAGCGAAACATCAACGAAGCTTTAACTCAAAGGGAGCGCGCCCAGGCGCAGAACCTCCAAGCTGAAGCTCAGAACTTGGCTATTCGGGAGTTTACCGAAAAGTCTAACGAGTTCGCCGTCGATCATGCAGACTACTTCGATTTAGTGAAGAATCCTGCCTTCGTTGAAACTTTTAAGTCCAGTACCGCTATGCAGCAAACGGCACTAACAATGCCAAATTCGCCTGATATCATGTATCACTTGGCGAAAAACCCCGCTTTAGCGCAAGAGCTGGCTATGGCTGACGGGTTTACTGCGGCAGCCAGGATAGGTCAAATATCCGCCCAATTGTCAAGCCCTATACCTACCAATCAGCAATCGAAAGCCCCGCAACCAGTTAAACCGGTCGGATCTAGTGCAAACTCAGAAAGTAAAGCTTTGCACGATATGAATATGACTGAATTTATGAAGGCTCGCGGTTTCGTAAAACCTTAATTTAATCTAATAGGATACCATTACCAATGGCAAATACTAACCTTACAGATAGTATCATAACCAAGGAAGCTCTTGCAGTATTGCACCAAAAGAGTACTTTCTTAGGCACTATCAACCGTCAATACGACGATAGCTATGCTCAAAGCGGCGCTAAAATCGGTTCCTCCCTCAAAGTACGTCTGCCGAACGAGTTTACCGTCCGAACAGGCAAAGCTATTTCCGTTCAAGACGTTTCCGAGACTTCAGAAACGATCACTATGGCAACCCAAAAGGGCGTTGATTTCGAGTTCGATTCACAAGAATTGAGCCTCGACATTGATGAGTTCTCAAAGCGTTACATTCAGCCTGCTATGTCTGCGCTGTCTGCCGTTATTGAGAATGATGCGCTCTCCATGTACTCGGACGTGCCGAACTTCTATGATGGCGTCGGATCAGCTGACAGCTACGCTAACGTTACTCAGGGCGCTAAACTCCTCACAGATAACTTGGCTCCTCTGTCCAACCGTCACATCCTCATCCCTACGCAGTCAACTGTTGACATATTGTCAGACACAAAAGGACTCTTCCAGGAAGCTACACAGATAGCCAAGCAGTACCGCGAAGGTACTTTAGGCCGTATCGGTGGTTTAGACTTCCATGAGAGTACTCTTGTACCTAGTCACACAACTGGTGATTCTGCCGAAGGTGATTCAGGAATGAACGTTAACGGCGCTAATCAGAGTGGATCTAGCGTTACTATTGATGGAACGGCTAAGACTTTCCTGGTCGGCGATATCGTGACTTTCGCTGGCTGTAACGCTGTTCACCCAGAAACTAAAGTTTCCACCGGCGCTCTCAAGCAGTTTACCGTTGTTACTGCGGCTACTTCAACGACTATCGGGGTCTATCCTTCGATAGTACTCACCGGCGGCAAGCAGAACGTGTCTGCGGCTCCTACCGATAACGGTGCAGTTAACAAGATCGGCGGCGGCGTTAGCGCTACATGGCAGCAAGATTTGCTGTATCATCAAGATGCCTTTGCCTTCGTTACAGCGGATCTTGTCAAACCTAAAGGGGTTGATTTTTGTGCTCGTGAAGTGTTCGACGGAATATCAATGCGTATTGTTCGCGCTTATGACATCACCAACGACTCTTTCCCATGCAGGATTGACGTTCTTTATGGTTATAAGACTCTCCGAGGCCATCAAGCGGCTCGTATTGGGCATAACTCTTAACTCACATTTAACTTATTATTAGAGGATTATAGCTAATGGCTATTGAAGAACTTAGTAAGAATAACCCAGATGGCTCTAGAGCCAAGGGTTTACATCTCCCTGTTACAGCAAGCTCAAGCGCTACTGTAGTCTTGACTCCTGCTCAATCTGGTGGGGTTTTTCTACTGGATCGTGCGACAGTTTCCTATGAATTGCCAACCCCTGCCGCTGGCATGGTTTTTAAATTTATGTCAACTATTGCTGGGACGGCTGGCTCACAGCAGGTTAACACTGGGTCCGCGTCAGTCTTCTTCCTGGGAAGTATCCAGTTTGCAGTAGAAGCAGCGGCAACGGGCGAAGCTCACCTAGCTGACGGCGCAACGGATATCGGCATTGACTTGACGTCAGCTGAAACTGGAGCCCTTATCGGTAGTTCGTTTACTGTCACAGCGCTTAGTTCCACTATCTGGAACGTTACCGGACTTTGTAATGCTTCGGGAACTATGACGACTCCGTTCACTACCTAAGATAAGGTAGGTCGGACAATCGGGAGGGCGTAAAAACCCTCCCTATTTTAATAGAATTTCAGGGATATATCATGGCTACAGGTCAAGAAATTATAGATAGAGCAACCCAGCTACTAAGGGTTAGAGCCGCTGGTGTTACTTACGCTACAGATGATTCCGCAATGAATACAGAATGTTTTATTGTTTTACAGAATATGTTAGCTAGTTGGGCTGAACAGGCGATTATAGATATCCCTGCACCCGCGCTAGTAGGAGATACATTAGATATCTCGGAGGGAGATGTTAGAGGGATAGTTTACAACTTTGCAGTAGAGATAGCCCCCTTATATGGGAGGCCATCAACAGCCGAGGTGGTCGGCATAGCCAGCGAGACTAAAGATCAGCTTGAGGCTGATATGGCGATGGATATCGGAATTACGCACGAGTCAGCTATTGGTGGCTCGTCCAGGTACAACATTCGGCAGGGTGGCTAGAGATGGCAACACCAATTCCGTTTGAGACTAACTATGAATCTACTCGCTTAAATGAGTCTTCGCAGCAAACGCTGAATATGTATAGACAGTCCCAAAGGGGATACAGGCCCTTTCCTGGACAAGTTGAAGTCGGTGATTTATCGTCAGGGGTTGAACAGTGGGTAGCTTCCGATGGAGCCTGGGACGCATCCGATGGGGATTGGGATCACTCTGTCCAGGCAGGAGGAGTTGATAGAGGTTGGCATGTTATGGATGGCATCTTGTACGTGGTTTCAGGATCCAGCATGTATAGCGTAACATCATCCTATATCGCTACTTTCCTAGGAGCTATTGACGGCGGTGATACTCCTGTCGTAATGGCTAATAACGGCGTCCAGATAATAATCACTACTGGGTCAACTACTTACGCTTACACTGTAGCGGGCGGCCTGGTGGCAGTTACAGACGCGGATCTAGAGCAGGCTTACACTGTAGCATACATGGACTCCAGGTTCATTTACGACCAGCCTAGCGGCCAGTTTTCTACCTCCGACATTAATGACGGCTCTAGTGTCGATCCTCTGTACTTCGCTACAGCAGAGTCAAGCCCCGACAACGTGCTAAGAGTGTTTACGGAGAACGAGCTAGTCTATTTTTTTGGCGGCAAAGTGACCGAAATATGGTATACGTCTGGAGTGGGTAAACCGCCCCTGGATAGACAAGGTGTTATTCAGCATGGGATAGTCGGACGGTATGCTGTTG